CCGGATTATGGAGACATAAAAAGAAATGTTTTATTAAGGAAGAAAAAGAAGAAAATGAAGAAAAGGAAGAAACAAATATAATACAAAATGAAAATCCAATAACAGCAGAATTAGTAATAGAAATTATAAAGCAAAATCAAGAATTACAAAAACAAAATAACGAATTACAAAAACAAATGTTAGAAGTAATTAAAAATGGTACAAATATAAATAATACTATTAATAATAACAGCAATAACAAAACTTTTAATCTTCAACTTTTTTTAAATGAAACTTGTAAAGATGCTATGAATATAATGGATTTTGTTGATTCTATTAAAATTCAATTATCAGATATTGAAAGCATTGGTCAATTAGGATTTGTTAATGGAATATCTAAGCTTATTATAAAGAATTTGAAAGCACTAGATGAAAATATGAGACCAGTCCATTGTAGTGACCCCAAAAGAGATTCACTTTATGTAAAAGATGCCAATGTTTGGGAAAAGGAAGACCCTGAAAATAAGAAAATTAAAAAAGCAATTAAATATATTTCTCATAAAAACATTTGCGCTATTCCTGAATGGAAAGCAAAGTATCCAGACTGTATTTATAGTGATTCCAAAAAGAGTGACCAGTATAATCATATTATCATTGAAGCAATGGGAGGTTCAGGAGACAATGATGCCGAAAAAGCAGACAAAATAGTAAAGAAAATAGCTAAAGAAGTAACTATTGATAAAAGTGTTTAACTTGTTATTGTATAGACAGTGCTATCTGCTGCTTCTTTTTTAGCCTTTTCTTCGGCTTGTTTATCTAAAAATGCTTTATAATTTTTTTCCATTGTAGCAGTATTACTATTACAACCTCTAGTTGTAATTTTGAGTTGAACAATTGAGGTTAATAAAATACCAGTATAAATATACCATAATGACTCACCAATATTATCTCTTGTTACAACCAATTCAAATAATTGTTGTCTAATATCTTTTGTTTCTTCTGAATTATCATCTCTATATTTTGGTTTCATTAATGGATTTAGAATTTTCCAATAATTTAAAAAATTATCAGGAACAATTTGATTTATTAATATGGATGTATTTCCACAAATTTTAACAATAGTATCGGCTGCGTCTTCTAGTGCTTCTTTTTCTTCTTCAGTTTCTGTGCCGGTTAATTTTTTTTCAACATCTCTGTTTACCAATAGTTCAGTTATTATTTTTGTAGCGGAACTAGAAACATAAAAATATCCAATTACATCAGAAAAAGCAGTTTTAAACCCAGGATAAATTATTAAAACTATAATTATAACTCCAAATATTAGTGTCCAAGGAATAAATGTTAAAACTCCAGCTGCTCCAATATTTTCAGAAATACTTCCACCACAAGTTGTAGAAATAATAGAGGCATTGACTCCAAATTGAATTAACATAACTAGTACTAAATAAATACCTAAATATAAATAATTATTTTTACTATATTCTTTATATTTTTTTTCATCTACTAGAGCATCATATGTTAAATTTGGCTTTAGTGCCATATAATAAAATACGGTAGTCAATATAAAAGTTAGAATATTTAAATAAGAATTAGACATATAGATATTGGGTATAATATTTTTTAGTTTAATAAAAGTATTTATTATGGATTTCAATGATTTCGAAAAACCACGATTAACAGAACCAGGAATAAAATATTTTTTGAATGAAACACTTAAACAGTGTCATATATATAAAAGTAATTATAATAATATACTAATAAATATTGGATTACTTATAGGCTTCTTATTAATTTTAGGAGCAATATTGTTCTACAAATACAAAGGTAGACTAACACAACTAGAAAAAGAAAGAAAAACTAAAGAAAAACAACAATATATATTATCAAAGGTTAAATCATTTCAAGAGGCTAAAAGAACAGCACACCAAGAATTAATTAGTGGATTGCCTGGTTGGGATAGTGAATATGACATAATAAATAATAAAATTAAATTATGATAAAATTAAATTAAATTATAATAAATAATAAATAATAAATAATATAAAATATATATAATGATATCATTGAATGAAGCATTAAATAATTATTATGAATTTAAGACATTATATGAAACATCGTATGACAAGGAAAAACGAGATATAATCAATAATAAAAAAATAAGTTGGAATGAAAAAAGAAGTAGATTTCAAAAACTAAAACCCAAATGTATAAATTGTAAAAGACCGGTTGGAACTATTTTTTCTAGAAAATTTACAGATGATAAATACGGTGGATTTAAAAATTTATTAGCAATCTGTGGTGATAAAGTAAATCCGTGTAAATTAAGTATAAATATTAAATTAGACATTGTGAATTCATTAGAAAATAATATAAAAGAACTTGATGATAGAATCAAAGAAGATAAAAATTTTATTATTCAAAAAAAAAATGAGTTATTATTTGGTTATACTACAACTGAAAAAGCTATAAATACATTTGAACAATACAAAACAGAGTTAAATGAATCATATGATTTAAAAAATTTCTTTTTAGAATTATTAATAAGTAAAACAGATAATGAAGATAAGAAAAAAGAATTAAAAGAATTATTATCTGAATATTATGTAATTATAAAAAATATAAATAAAGATATTATAGATGCTAACGCAGAAGATAATATTCAATTAATTGAAGACACCATAAGAAATAACTATGTTGATTTACTTATGAGTAAACCAGGCACTTCTGATACGGGACCACAAATTGGTAAACTAGAAAAAATCAGAAATCTAAAATACATGTACAATAATGTAGAATACAATGAAGATACAAATAAATATCATTTAATTCAAAAAAAAAATACAATAGAAAGTTTAGAAGAACCCCATAGTTCTGAATTAATTAGTTATGTATTCGGTGTATTTGAATCTAAAGGAAAAACAAATAAAACAAAGAAAAAAGGTATGAAGAAAAACAAGTCTACAACTAGAAAATTAACAATTGAAGAAGATTCGCCAATTGAACAAGGTTCTCCAATTGAACAAGGTTCTCCAAGCGAAGAAAAAGCGCAAGAAAATATAGATATTCCTTCAAAACTACCAATAATTGGACCAGATGGAAAAATTACATGGGAAGATGATAACCACAAAAAAGCATGGAATTATCTTTCATCAAAACATAAAGAATTATTATCTAAAGATGCTGAATGGTTACAAGAATCAATGGACTCATACGCAAAAAATGTCGAAGAGAAAAAAACACTTAAATTTATATATCCTGTAAATGTTATATTTCCACCTAGAAAATTACAAGATGGCTCATTTGATTTTGGTAATGAATTTTATAATGAAGTAATTAATATTAATAAAGGATTAATAACCGATTATCTAAATGACTCAAACAGAGTTGGAAAACCAAATTTAGACGCAAGTGGCAAACCAAATGGGCGCCCTCCTATAAATCAAAATCAAGTAGATACATGGTTTAAAGGTAGACTTGAAGAAAAAGTTTATGATTATTTATATCCTGTGAGGTCTCAATTAATAGTTCGTTAAATACAATTTATTATTAAATTAATAAACGCATAAATAATATTTTTAATATATATATTATTTATAAATGTTACTAAACTACATATCAATTCGTGTATTTATTATTAGTTTTGCTATAGGATTATTTTTTATTTATGTTTTAGGACCTAAAATGAAAAAAATTTTAATTTACCCATCACCAGAAAATATTGATAAGGTTTTATTTAAGGATAATGCTGATAATTGTTTTTATTTTAAACAAGTTGAGGTTACTTGCCCATCAGATGAATCAAAAATAACGAGCATACCAATACAAGCCTCCTAACTTATTAATTAGTATAATAAAATATTAATATTTTATTATATTATCAATGCATCTAGGAAAATTTGTACATACGGAAACAGGAAAATATCTAATGTCTATGTTATTAGGATTTGGTTTAGCTTCTTTATTTAGAACAGTTTGTAAAGATAAGCAATGTTTAATTTTTAATGCTCCGCATTTAAACCAAATACAAGATAAAATACATAGATATGGCAAAAAATGTTATACATATGTGCCTGAATCAACAAAATGTAATGTAGATAAAAAAATAATAAATTTTGCGTAATTACTATAATCAATCATTCTTTATAATAATTATGAGTGATACGACTAATATTTTTGACTTGCCAACTGACCCAGCCGGAGGAGGCAATGTTAGTAATAATATATCTATAAGTTCTAGTGAAATTAAACAACCAACACAAAATAATAGTGGAATAAGTTTAGACCAAACTACGATAAGTCAAATTGTAAATGGACTTCAACAAGCTAGTATTACTGGTGTTACTCAATTGCCATCAAGAGATATTCCTATGAGCACAAGTGGTATTACAACGGACCCATACACACAACCAAATTATGTTCCTGAGATTCCACAACAACCAGATTATATTAAAAATTACGAAACAAATGAAGATATGATAAATAATTACAATAAAAATGCGCAAAATTCGGATTCACTTGATGAAATGTATAATGAAATTCAAACTCCTTTGTTATTAGCAGTGTTATACTTTTTATTTCAATTGCCATTTTTCAGAAAAAATTTGTTTAGTTATTTTCCTATTCTTTTTTCAACGGATGGTAATTTAAATATTAATGGATTTTTATTTACTAGCATACTTTTTGGATTATTATTTTATATGTTAAATAAGATAACAACACACTTTGGTAAGTTTTAAATATTTTTTATATAAAATACGCATAGTAACTGTTATTTTTCAAAGAGAAAAAATTTAAATAATATTATAAATTAATTATATTATTATTTTATTTGTTTTAAATAATATATTTTGAGCCCAAAAAAGTAATATATTTTTTATTATTATAAGATATTGAAGTTATAGGTTCAAATGTGTTACTAAGCATAAAACCTAGTGAATTATTATTATATTTTATTTCAGTTACATTTTTCATATCCAAAAAGTATGAAAATGAATATGCGTTAAAAGTTGTAAAAGCACCACCAATATATAAGTCAGAATTTATTGCGTATAATGCGTTTACAGTACTATTAAACCCACTACCCATAGCAGAAAATGTTGAATTAGTGGTATTATATTTACATATACGATTTGCTGTTATACCATTAGCAGTTGTAAAA